AAAAAATCGGTCTTCGATTTGACACATGATGTCAAGTTATCGTGTAACATGGGATATTTGATCCCTTCAATGGTATTCGATGTTGTTCCTGGCGATAAGGTAAATATTAGTCAGGATGCTCTTATTCGCTTTGCTCCGTTGGTATCACCTATGTATCATCGTTGTAAAGCTACTTTCCATACCTGGTTTGTACCTTATCGTATTTTATGGGATAATTGGGAGGATTATATTACAGAAACTAAAAGCGGTACTCCGCCGGTATTACCTGCATTTCCATATTTAGAAATTGCGGCTAATGGTGCTAACTGGGGTCAATTAATGGATTATCTTGGTATACCACAACCGTATGCAGGTGCTACTATCGATGAAAAGGTTTCTGCAATGAGGTTTGCCGCTTATCAATGTGTATATAATGAGTTTTATCGTGATGAGAATTTGATTGATCCGGTAGACTATAAATTGACAGATGGTGACAATGGTACTAATGGTGAACTTCGTGTGCTAAGGTTACGTGCTTGGATGCACGATTATTTTACTTCTAATCTTCCATGGGCGCAAAAAGGCGAAGCGGTAAAAATGCCTATATCTATTGAGGATGCTCCGGTTATGCGTGGCGTTGATGCTGCTTTAATGACGCCGCCGGCGGCAGAAAGTACTTGGCCCACTCCTGGCCAGGTTGCTCCTTCACCGTCTGCAGGTGACGTAAGAGTCACAAACCAGTTATCAGGTGACACTATTATTGACGCTGGCCAGCAACTTTATGCTAATATGGACGGCATTACTGGTCAAACTACGATTAATGAACTTCGCTTAGCAGAACAACTGCAGAAATACCTGGAAAGAGCTGCAAGGGCTGGAACCAGGTTAGTTGAGTGGATTCGGGGAATGTTTGATGAAGTTCTACCTGATTACACTGCACAACGGCCGCAATATATTGGTGGTGCTGTTTCACCGGTGCAGATCTCAGAAGTGTTAAATACAACTGGTATTGATGGTGAACTTCCCCAGGGTAATATGTCTGGTCGTGCTATTTCAGTTGCCCAGGGCCAACAGGGTTTCTATCATGCCAGGGAACATGGCGTATGCATTACTTTAATGTCAATAATGCCGGAAACTACCTATCAACAAGGTATCGAGCGTGAGTGGTTTAAGATCAATGATCCAAAGGATTTTCTTAATCCTTTATTCGCTCACCTGGGAGAACAGGAAACAAAAAAACGTGAGTTGGTAGCGTTTGCGTCTAATGGTGACGAAACATTTGGATACCTTCCAAGGTATTCAGAATATCGTACTATTCCTTCACGGGTTGCCGGTGATTTCAGGACTACTTTAGATTATTGGCATATGTCAAGAATCTTCGATACTTCTACGGATGAAGCTCCGGCTCTTAACGATGATTTCGTAGAGTGTAATGCCACACACCGGGTATTTGCTGATACAGATCCTAATAGTCAAAAAATGTACGTTCATGTTCTTAATCGTGTTCGTGCTGTAAGGCCATTACCTAAATACGGAACACCGTCATTATGAGTTGTTATCGTCCCAGGCTGATCAGAGTAAACGGGGAATTTAAAACTGTTCCCTGTAACCGGTGTCCGGCCTGTTGTTACAATCGTCTTGCCGGTTGGACTTTTAGACTTCTTGAAGAGGAGCGTAATTCGGATTCTTCAATGTTTATAACCTTAACTTATGACACAGATCATTTGGTCACTACACCATTCAACAAGCCGTCAATATGTAAGTATGACTTACAATGTTTTTTCAAACGATTACGACGGCGAGCCACTGACGGTTATCGAAGTGTCAAATATTATGCTGTGGGCGAGTATGGTGGAACTACTAAGCGTCCCCATTACCATGCTATATTGTTCAACGCAACAGAGGATCAAGTTGAACTAGCCTGGAAAAAAGGATCTGTGTATTTCGGTGACGTAAATGATAATAGCATAGGTTATACGTTAAAGTATCTTAATAAGCAGTCCAGGATTGGACTCTTGGGTGATGATGATCGTCATCCGCAATTCACTCTCTCTTCCAATGGTCTTGGGATCTCGTACATAACAAAAAATATGATCAAGTACCATTATTCTGATCTTCATAATAGGAATTACATTCAATTACCTGGCGGCTGTAAAGCCAGGATGCCCAGGTATTATTATGAGAAGATCTACGGAGGTTACGAACGGGATCTGTTAAAAATGTCCGGTTCACTGATCCTTCAGGATCAGTTTTACCAGGAATTTTATTCTAAGTCTTATGATCAGCGTATTGCTGATATTAATTTATTCGAAAAACGTGTCCAGGCTGCAGAGCGCCGGCACAATTATTTACATTCAAAAACTCTTACATTATGAGTACAAAAATCAAAGAACCGATACATCGGTTCAGGTCTATTTTAAACTACAACTACAAAACACAGTTTGTAGAAAAATCAGATAAACCGGATGCTTGCGTACCGGATCAGTCTCTTACTATACCGGAAATCATTAAACGCTATTCTTCCGGTCGGTCTGTAAATGTCAAGGTATATGATGATTTCGGTGGTGACGAAGATCATTTAACCGGTGTGGACATTCGGACTATGGATCTTGTTGAGGTTAGTGAGTTACTGCAGACAACAAAAGCAAACCTTATGAAGCTCCAGCATGAGCAGAACCGCAGGCATAAGGAAAAACACGACGCCGAACTCGAGGCGTCGATCATTGCTAAGTATGAAGGCAGGAAAAAGGCAGATCGTGAAAAAGACGAAGATAATTCGAGTCCTAAGTTTATCCAGGTTCAACTGCCATTATCTAAGGGAAAGCCCGAAAATGAGGCTTAATCTGCCATCTGCGGCGGTTTTCGCCGCTATCCAATATCCTTTGATTAACCGCCCCGCCGGCGAGGCGATTCGCACTAAATCTCTTGATTATTTAGTGCTAAGTGACACCAATCTTGGAGTCACAAAATCATAAAACGTTGTAAAATGTTGATTATGATTAACTTGTACAGTATACATACAAATGCGAGTGCATTACTCGTCGGACTCGCATCCACGAGGGGAGTCGACACGATAGGCGTACCGAGTGATCAGCCAGGTAGCGTAGCGGACTGGCCGGTGAACGAGGGAAGCCGAATGAGACGACCCGAAGGAAAAAAACTGTACAATAAACAATTTTTTTTAACTAAAAAAAATAAAAACTATGTCAGACTTCTTGGGTGCTGCCTTAGGCTTAACAGGCACTATAATTGACACGACGTATAACGTCGCAAGGTCAAAAAAGGAAATGGAATTCGCTAACGATTGGGCATATCGACAGCGGGAATGGGCTTTGCAGGATTGGCAAATGCAGAATGAATATAATAACCCAGCTGCACAACGTCAACGTATGATAGATGCAAAAATGAACCCTGCTTTAATGTATGGTTCTGCCACTGGTGGTGGCGTATCTGCTCCGGTACGGACTACTCAATCAGCAGAGTGGAAAGGTCCTAATATAAATATGGGTGCTGGAATTGCAAACTCTCTTCAGATGTACTATGATGTTCGGCTAAAAAACAAACAACTGGAGATGATGGATGCACAAATTGAATTGATAAAAACAAATGCTGAAAAGAACAAAACAGGATCACAGTTAAATGTAGATAGGTCTCGTCTTACTAATGTTCAGTCAGATAAATTGGATGCCTGGATGAAAGGATTAAATGATTATAACAATACTCCGGTAACTCAAGGAGATGTAGATGCTGGTATCTATGGTGGTACAGACGTTAAACGTAATTACTATGCTGAGAAAAATTATTGGGATGTTGCTAATCAGTATCAAAATTATTCTTTTAAGTTCGATGAAAATGCCAGGCGTGACATCTATACTGCTAAAAATGCGGAACAGATTGCTGAACGTATTGCTTTAATGAGGATCCAGCGAGAAAAGTCTACTGCTGAAATTGCTAATATCAAAGAGAACCTGGAAATACTCAAAAAAAGTGGTATTCTAAAGCAGATTGATATTGATGGTGTGAGGTTCTTAATGAAAAACTTTGGTGGTATCGGTGGACAGATTCTCCAGGGCTTGTTGCGTAGATCAGATATTATGCGTTAAATTTATGTCGGAAACAATATTGTTAATCTAAAATCTAATTATTATGGCGTACAGAAAACGGTATGGGCGTCGTAGCTTTGGCCGCAAAAAAAGCGGCCGTCGCACCAAAAGAAAAAAGTTTACTACCATAGGACGTGGTGGTTATAGAATGTAAAAGTAAAGCCCTGGATTCCCCGGGGCTTTGCTAATTTCCTTAACAATTAAATGCTAAAAACAATGGCAAAAAAACAAGGGTTGAACTTCATGAATTCAATTCAGGTGAAGTCCCCAAAAAAATCGGTCTTCGATTTGACACATGATGTCAAGTTATCGTGTAACATGGGAT